TTAAGTAATATTGTAAATCTCTTGATTCATGTTGTCTCAACGATAACAAATCACTCGATGTTAGTGTTAATGCTTGCATAGAATGCTCTGCAGAAGACGTGAGAACTGTGGTACCTGTTTGTACAACATTACTTTGTAAATTATCTTCGGATTCTCCAAAAAACTTCCGATTGTATACAATCATCGTGAGAACTACGAGCCTCACACTCGCCTAAAACTTTAGTGCTTAGGTAACTATTGTCATAATTTGTTTCTGTAAGTGATGTACCTTGATCCACTTCGCACTCATCCGTGGTGGTTTCTGAACTACTTGACACAAAGTACTCATTAAATTCGCTATTACCAGAAGCCTCTGGTGTCACTGGGTAACCAATTGGCATAGCGGCACTATCCAAAGTGTCTAACTTATCGTCTTGCCACCAATCTAGGTGACGATTCCTATAGTGATAATAATCTTCATAGCTAAAAGAAGCTTCTGGGACTATCATACTAATCTCTTCCAACAACTCACGTATCATACTAATCTTGTCTTCATAGAATTCCTTTGGATGAAAACTTAAATCATGTATGAAACCTCGTATCACACTATGCGCGTGTTCTCTTTCACTAACGCTTGTTTTCCCTCGCACTAACAAGGATCTCATCATACTATTAAACTCTAGTGCTCCATAATATTTATTATCTATCTCACATTTAACACTTCGTCTCTTAAGAAAATCACAATGATCTATATTCAAAAATGGTACTGGGTCTGAAGTTTTATCCGGCATGGTTAATGTCATACCTAAACCATCCACAACTGATTTATACTTTAAATGATCAAAATTCTTAACTCTTGGATGCACTCCATTCTCAAAATCGTCGCCATATGTTATGGCATGACAATTTTCTCTGAAAGGTGCTGGGTTCTTAAATAAATAATAACCATATCTAAGAAGTAAAGAATTTGAAATGCTATTTATATGAGCTGTAAGATTATGTCCTGACGGTAAACCATTGTTGAATTCAATCAATGTACCATTGAAATGGCTTAAATAGTAGGTAGTATCAGTGGCTAATCCTTGTATCATCAAAATATCCTCATAAGTATAAGTGGGAATCATCTTTGCCAATCTGACAATAACTTCAAAAGCTGCCATCACTAATTGTGAGGGTAATTTCTGATCCCAAGCTTTGTAATCTCCGGCAACAATCCTATCATTGTTAGTTCCATTAAAAGTTAAATGATTATGAAGTTGATCCCACTCATCATTATAAGGGTTGACTCCAACTGCACACTCTGATAATATAGGATGCATAGAAAGAAATCTCAACAAGGGTAATCCATACTTACGCCAACCATATTGTAAAGTTATGTCAGCAGCTTGAAAAACTCTAACTTTATCTTTAGTCTTAGGTATCGGTTCATCTTTGAGACTAGCCTTGAAAATAGGATAATATCGTTCTCCTTGTAAATAACAATTTCTCATTGTATCAAATTCCAATTGGAACAATTCTTTCTCAGCAAAATCATATTGAGTAGGAATTCCTTCCATATATTTAATCTTTTTACCTTTGAGGGGATAACCAATAGATGAATTAAAATTAATGTGATCTATAAATCTTTTACCCGGAACACCATTTATAATTTCTTCATGGGTAAGCGGTTTCATAATTTCGTGTTTATCATATTTAATCAACGCATCTTTAAGCGGATTAACATAATCATCTATGGATAATTTCAATAATGAAGTGTCCATAACATTATCATTAAATGCACTAGAAGACAAAAATGTATACCATGGTTTATATCTCTGAGGCCCATATTTAGGTCCTCCGTATATATTGTCTACTCCAAAAATCCTCTCAACTTTACTACACATAAAGGTAGGTTTTATCTCTGTAAAATAGGATACTTGACAATCTAAGTTACCTCTTATAATATAATTATGTTCCTTTATGTAATTTACAGGCGCTCTATCAGGTATCTCACTGTCAACTTTAATCATGGTTCCTAATCTATTCATATTCAGAAATGAACCTGCATGAGGTGTGAATATCTTATGTATAGTATCCAACTTACCTAGAGCAATATCCATTTGGTCTTTAGTAAACATCGTATATGACCCTTTCTTAGTACCTGAGGATCCCGAAATGTGAAATCCAATAATGCTAGGGCTAACAGTATTACGAACATGTACCATCATACAGTCACCGCAAGTGGTAGATATATCATATGTGGCTTTACCTCCTTGTATTTCAAAAGTTTTAGGAAATAAAAATGAGCCTGGTACACTATATGAAGTAGGACAATGTATTGCATAAGCACTACCTTCTACTAAAGTGCCGGTTCGATTGCGCTTAATAGTCATGGTAGGGGCAGCGTTCTCCATAAAATGACAATACTTAAGTATATCAGGGAAACTACCGCCAGAATAAAGTTTAAAAATACATAAATCTAAATTACCAATCTGAACAACATCATTGTAATCAATAGTAGCACTAAAATAATTACCGCTTTCTCCATCGTGTTTAACCAACTTCAATTTATACATATTGGCTGATTCCTTTTTTGCCGGTTTGATATTACTATCACGCCACGCGCCAAAAATATTCTTATCCTTTTTAAAGAAATGCAACGGACAACAGAACACATTAGATTTTAATGCTACACATCCGATACTAACACCTGTAAATTCATCATTCATCATAACTAGGTTAAGTATATTAGGTCTAATTGCATTAATCAAATCTTTACATACCATAGTCTGCGTGTTTAAGTTACGAGTAAACTTTTCTGTAGTTTTAGACCAGCAATTAACCTCTGAATCTCTATCTTGAATATTACCGTAGCTTTCAGGCGTTAGATTACCATGTAAACCGTCATCTGGCTTACTTTCCTCTTTATCTGATTGTTCCTTAATTCTTCCTCGAATAGCTAAATAAAATGATTTAAAAGTCTTTAAAGTTAATATAGCAACGGATATGGAAACTCCTATTTTAAAAATCTTGGATATTGCATGATGACTTTGTATATGTGGTACTATTGTATTAAGTGGTGCCTTTTGTAAATCGTCCATTATATTAGAATAAGTATATCTATAAACAGTGATTGTGGATAATAATCCAAAACCTAACATCTTCTCTTTTTCCCATGGTCGTCTAAAATCTACGTAATAACAACAGGGTAGTATAACAACAGCTCCAAACAATAATATATTCCTATAAATTTTGTGTCGATGTGAATAATAATGGACAGTTCTATAAAAGTCTGTCTCTCTAACAGAATAGGGCATATAATTGATAACATTTAAATAGTTACGCTTCATATAACCCAAAATAGCTAGTTTAAGCACGGGGGACATAAATAAATTTTCAAAGTAACCTGGTAATATTTTACACCAACTATATAATATATAGTCGGCAGCTTTCTTACCCAAATATTCACAATAAGAATCTATGATACTGAAAAATCCTCCTTGAACACTATCGTCTGGTTTAGTACAAATACATTTACATGACGGATAACAACAAACCTTACAATTCTTGTGTCGCAGACCAGAGTCCTTACAAAGATCGACAAATTGTTTTTGCTCTATAAAGTGGGCTTTTGACTGTTTATTCAAGAAAGCTAATAGCTCATACATACTAATGTTACACATTGGTTTACCTTCATGTTCGACTATTGTAAAACGCCAGTCTTCTCTGGTACCATTGTAATACCTTTCAACATATTTAACATCAAAGAACCATAAATCTTGTATTCCATTCTCCTTTAAATTAATAATCTCGGCATCTGTAACTTTGGAACTATCTAAACCTCTATTTGTTGTATATTCTGGTCTTACTCGTACCACAATATGGTATCTCATTCGTCTAACAACAGATATTGGTTCATTTGACCAAATATGAGCTTCCAGGTTCTGAACATTCGATGTAGTAACTACAACAGCAGGTCTAACATTAATTTTACCTTTCTCATGTGATTCTGCTTTAGGAGCATAATAGGGTATATTATTTATAATACTTATTAATAATTGAGC